CTGTCTTTTTTTTTTTTTTTCTTGGTTTTTTTTTTGATTTTTCTTTTCTAGTTTTTAACTTTTTCTTTGGATTTGTACCTACATGCCATTTTGCTAACTCATGAGGATCTCCTGTCCATCTACCTTTATATTCACTAGCTAATCGTTTTTCTTTCACATTAGGATGTTGATTAAAAGGACCAGTAGCAGATAAAACAGCCACAGCAGTTATTAATGAAGCAAATGCATTTCTCATATCACCCTTTCTTAAATTTTTTTTACTTTTTTTTAATAATTTAATACCATGACCCATTGCTACAACAGGAGTTTTTTCACTTAATTCTTTAATAGCATTGCGACTTAATTGTTCTTCAGATAACAATTTATCATAATATTTTTTGTTTCTTCTAGTATAACTTTTTTTATTGCCTTGTTTTACACTTTTTTTACTTTTTCTTGTAAATGATTTTCTTGAAGACATATATAAATTATAAATATTATATTATAACATAATATTTATTGTAGAAAACTCATATAAAATGAAATTTATAGTGATTATCCTATGGAATTTATAGTCATCATCATTGTGTTTAATAATTTTCTCAATGATGTATCATTTTTATTTAAACTCATATAATACTGCTCGTATTTTTTTAATACCAAAACTACTTCTTTTTTATTATGATACTGTTTGATCAATTCTAAAAAGTTTTTTAAGGTTTGAGGTGTTTTATCAAAATTTAATAAAGATGTGTTATTTTTTTTGAAAAATTTAATAGTATCGTTATTATAAAACAACAATATACCCTTTATAACATAATAACAAAATACATTTGTTTGTTCTTTGTATAAATTTTCCTTAATATACATATCTATGTTTTTGTCTATTAACATGGCATAATTCATATTCATATGATTTAATATTTTTGCTATTTGTAACATGGTAAACATTTGTTCCGTAGTTAAACAAAGTTTATAAAAACTTAAACATTCTTTTTTATTTGTTTTTTTTTCTAACATCATAAACGATAATAATAAACAATGTATATTAGTAGCCCACCATTCATTATACGTTTCACTAAGTAAATATTCACTTTTAATGCAAAAAATATTTTTAAGATATTGTTTTACATTAATGTCGTTATGTAATCCAACAAAATCAAAACATAATGAATGAAATAGTTCATGGATTAAGCATTTCAACCATTCTTCTTTTCTAAAAATAAGTATTTCTCCATTTGTACTACAACTATATGTTACAGCTGAATTAGCATTATTTTTATTTATAGGAACAATATTATTATTTGGAAGCGTTTTTTCTTTACCACTTAAATACAAAAATAATCTCAATGATTTCATTGATTTGTTATTTACATAACCAAATAACATATCAAGTAACGCAATTACATGATGTATTGTATAATTAGTAATATCTTTTTTTTCAGACATATCATTTAAATAAATCTGAATATTGATATTTTTTAAAACAAATTCATAAACAATAACTTTTTGTGTTTTTTTATAAACTTCTTTTTTAAAATCCTTCACACAAAAATCACTATCCATTAAATCTGTTTTTGGTATATCATTATTATGATGGACAGATATAGTCTTAATATTTATTTTATTTTGGTTTACCATTTTTTTGACATTTCTATAAGAAATCAATAAATCATTATACAAATTTCCTATTACTTTTTTCTCTGTTGATTCTTCTTTTGTGGGTATATTTAAAAAATCTATATTATTTAATAATATATTTATAATTTCATCATTAGAACTCATTTATAATAATAATATAAATAAATTATATTTATATATAGTTATTTATATTATTTAGATTTATTGTTCTTTTTGTAGAACCTTTCTAATTTTCATGGTATCATAAAATACAATAGAACCTCCTCGTGAAAAGTGAACCAACTTTGCTTCCTTTGTTAGTAATAACATATTTTTTAATTCAATATTTTGTTTATATTTTGCCATTTGTCCATCATACATTACCTTTTCATTATTACCATTCTTCATGAAATCTTCATCCATTTTTATAGTTGTTGGTCTAAATTTCTTTTTATTTACCTTTCCAGTTTTACCACCAGCACCCTTTGCTGCAATAGGGTCCGTTGAAATTTCTGAACCACTTTCCATTGTAAATAATTTATAATAATCCATATTATCTTTCTTAAATTTATTAGCATGATAATAATGCTCAACACTGGCCCATTTATATCCATCCAATTCAAACAAAGGTTCAATTTTTTTATCTTTGTTTGATTTTGTATAAAAGTTAGATAACTGTTTTCTCCATCCTTTAATTTTACCAAGTTCTACAAAGTCATTTTTCATTTTGGGAGAGATGTTTTCACCACTTCCTTTTCCAGGTGGAACATCCCTTGATTTACTATAGAATTGAAATATTACACTATCATCAAATAATTCTTCCTTATCATCTTTACTAGGTGTTGGAGTCATTTCTGCTTCATTATCAGAAGTTATTTCTTCTTCCACTTGTTTTACCATGGTTACTGGAATACCCATATATGTTTGAAATTTTGGTATGTAATTATAAGTGCTTTTTCCTTTACTACTTGCACATTTTACAACCAAATCTTCTCTTAATTGATATGGTAGTTCATGAAACAACATTGCACCTTTATCATTATATTTTATCAACTTATAATGATCGCCTGTATGATCCACAATAATATAATATTTTGGATTAAAATATCCTTTATCCTCTATTTCTTTTAGTGTAAAATCACCACATTTTACTACCCTTTCTTTTAAACCCATTTTATAAAATTCACTACTTAATATTATAATTTTTATGTTCATGATATATTCTATTTTACTTATAGATGACGCATCTGCCCAAAAATCACATGTATTTATCATATTTTTTAAATCTTCCAATGATTCTATATTTTCCATAAATTGAAATTCTACCAAATTTTCTTGTGCTACTTTTTTCTCTTCCTTAAATTTTGTAAACGTTGGTTTAATAGCATCGAAATCTGCTTTAATTTTTAAGGCTTTATCACGAAGAACAATTTTATTGTCTCTATCCTTTTCTTTTTTTGCCTCTGCTGTTACCTTTTTATAGTCTGCTGCTAATTCTTTATGTCTTTTTTTTGCCTTACTCATTTTATCTTGTAAATCATCTATTTCATTTTTAAATAAATCATAATTTTCCTTGTAAGTATCAAATTGTTCTTTTGTTGTATTTTCACTTAACATTTTTCTTATTTCAGGAACAGTAATAGATATATTACGATGTTTTAAACCATCTCGTACCGAAGCAAATAAACAATCCCCCTTTCCTTCATTATCTAAAATACTATAATTGTTATTTTTATAAAAGTCTTCTATCCAATGGTTAGAATCATTATTTTTATACTCACCTACAATAGCATCATTATCTTGTTTTGATTCTAACAAATCTAAATATTCTTCATCATCTTCCTCATACATAAATGGTTTCATTACATTGTCTTCTTCCTCTTCCTCCTCCTCATCTTCTTCTGAATCAGAACTTTCAATATCTTGTAATAATTCATACTTTTCCATCATTTCTTCAATATATTCTTTTGTTACAAATTTAAACAATAAAGGACCATCTAAATAAGCAATATCTAAATCATTATCTTTATCTAATAAAGTGGTGTAATCTTCTGCTAAAAATTCATATATTCCTATTTTTATTTGAACATTTTCATTTAGTATTAAATAAACCGGAGCAAAGTAAATATCATCATACATGCTTGTATTTACCTTACCAAGACTAACATTGATATCCGTCTCAAATAAATTTATTCTATAGACAGAAACCTTTGTTTGTTTATCATGTGTTTCTACTTCCTTTTCTTCTTTAAATTTAATATTTTGTATGATATTGGATACTACCATTATAATTTAAATTAATATTTTATTTAAATATTAATTTAATGTATCAATTTATTTTTTAATAATAAATTTTGAAAGGTAATGATCATTTTCTAACTCTTCCAAATAATACCATAGTGTTTTTCTATGCTCCACTACAAAATAATTCTCTGGTTGAGATTCAAATTCAATGATATCATCAATAATTTCGGACTTTTTCTTTTTTCTCGTAGATAATTCATAATAATTCATAATATGAATTAAATCTTTTTTTAGATAATTTTCATCGTAGTCAATCTTACTACACAACATTTCTGTTTCTTTTTCATAAGATTCGCCTTGATTTTCATCTTCTATTTTATCATTGAAATTTTGCTGTACCATTTTTTCAATATCTTCAAACAAAACTGTTCTTATTTTTGTATTTTCACCATCTACAATATTACAATTCATTACATAATAATTGTAATAATGTTTAATATTTATTAATATATTGTTTGATTACAAATATTCATCTACAAAATCACAACACTTAAATACAATCTTTTGTGTTAAACCATCATATGATTTAGAATTCATATTTGAAATTTCTTCTATTTTATCATTTAATTTTAACTCACACAAACAACCATTGTCATATGTAGCAAAAATAAGTATATTAGCAACCACCTCATCTAGTTCATGAACTTTATTTTTATCATTTAAAAATGTATTAAATTTACTTAGCAAATCAACCACTATATTTTTAACTATAGATACTTCAATCAAACCTTCCATCATTATAAATGTTAAAAATTTGCTAAATGCCTTTCTATTTTCATTAATTTTATTGTTTTTACAAAAACTATTATAATCATCATCCGGGTCAACATATTCTATGTCTTTAAAAAGCTCTGTATATGTATTAATATCTACCTTGTAAATTTCATTTAAATGAAACTTGTCAGACAAATCTTTGTATAATTTAGCATATATATCTGACCAAAAAAAGTTAGTTTTACCTATATCAAAAATACATGTAACAACTTCTTTCAACATTTCTTTATTTGTGTCTACATCATTGTTAATCAAGTCTATTATTTCTGTTTTTATCAATTCATAATTGTCCTTGGTTAATTTATTTAAATTACTTCTTATTTTATCAACAATTATATCCGTATCATTTACCTTTTTCTCTAACTTTGTTATTTTAAAATTTCTTAGATCGTTCCATTCATTTAACTCGTTTTTTTTATTGTATTTAACTCTCTTTTTAAAAATAGGAGTTTTTTGATAATTTGGTGCTCCAACACGCTTTGCTAGATTGTTAATTAATGATATTGTTTTTTCATCTATTTCTTCAACATTTCCAAATTTTTCAACATCATAGTAAAATTTTAAATTGTATTTATTTGAAGTGTATTGGTTTGCTTGTAACATATTACAATAATTTTATTTTTATATTTAATATATTTTTAAAATATATTAATTAATACAGTTTAAATTTAGTTATGTCTTAGAAAACAAACTTAAAAACATAAACAAATATATTATATTATGAATATAAAAGCAGAACCTAAAAATGAAGTAAAATTAAAAAATAATAGTAAACAATATGAAATTAGTGGATGGGAAGATGAAGAATTAGATTTAAAAGCAAAACTAGTAAGAGGTATTTATTCTATGGGATTTGAAACTCCTAGTAGTATACAAAAAAAAGCATTATACCCTATGACTCGTAATATTAATAATAATCGTCATCGTGATATTATAGCTCAAGCACAATCTGGAACTGGAAAAACAGGTGCTTTTTCTGTTGGAACATTGGAATTAATAGATGAAACGAAAGATGATACTCAAGCACTTATTATTGCTCCTACTCATGAATTAGCTACACAGACGTTAAATGTAATAAAACAATTGGGACATTATTTAAAAATTAGATCATTATTGTTAGTTGGAGGAACATCAGTAGATAAAAATAAAAAAGATTTAAATGAAATGAAACCACATGTTGTTGTTGGAACTCCTGGAAGAATACATGATATGATAAGAAGAAAGTATTTACAAGTAAATAAAATGAAATTACTAGTTATTGATGAAGCAGACGAAATGTTGTCAGCAGGATTTAAAGATCAAATGTATAAAATATTTCAACATTTAGATAATAATATACAAGTGGCTTTATTTAGTGCTACATATTCAACCGAATTAGAGGAATTATCTAAGACATTTATGCAAAATCCTACTCAAATTAGAGTAAAGGCAGAAGAATTAACATTGCAAGGTATAGCTCAATATTATGTAAATTTAATGGATGATGTTCAAAAATATGAAACAGTAAAAGATATATTTGAGAGTTTAAGTATATCTCAAGCAATTATATATTGTAATAGCACTCATCGTGTGGATGATTTAAGTGAAGCAATGAAAACGGATAATTTTCCAGTGGAAAAAATACATGGTAAAATGAGTGAACAAGAAAGAAAGGATAATTATATGAAGTTTAAAAATGGTGCTTGTAGAGTATTAATTACTTCTGATTTATTTGCCAGAGGTATTGATGTTCAACAAGTAAGTATTGTTATTAATTTTGATATACCAAAAAGCGAACATACTTATTTGCATAGAATTGGAAGATCTGGTAGATGGGGAAGAAAAGGAATTGCTATTAACTTTCAAACAAAACAAGACAGTACAAAATTAAAACGTTTTTCAGATTACTATCACACTGAAATATTAGAAATGCCAAGTAATTTTACAGAACATTTAAAAAATACTTAATTTGCGTAATACAGTCATCATATTTTTAATTTATAATTATAAATATGATTGATTTTAAAGAAGAAGATGATAAAGAAGTTGTATGTGATGACTATAGATTAATGGTTAATAAAATATTTAAACAACCGATTGATTATTGTAAGCGTACACATTTAATAGATAAACATATTAAAAGTGATTTAGAATTACTGGAAAGTGAAAGTGACGAAAGTGATTCCGTTTATAATAAATTGGTTTCTTTAGATACTAAAGTTGGGAGAGAAGTTTTGGAAAACTTTTCTGGAAAGTATTCTACAAATACAAAATACTTAAAAGATACACAAAAACTTATGAAAAATTTAAAAGATATGATGGTGGATAAACATATGATTAATAATATGACTGATTTTTGGATGAATATCAAAACAAATAAAAAATTTGTAGAAACATATCAATACCTAGAATTTGAAAGGTTTAGTTATTTAAATTACTCTACCGTTTTTTTAACATGGTTAACCATATTAAACCTTTTCTCTCCCCTTTTACAGGTTATAACACCTATTTTATTGTTATTATTGCCATTTCTTTTAATGAGATCCATAAGTAGCCATTCAGGAGTTACAATATCTAATTATATTGAAGGATTAAAGTATGTTCTTAGTAATAATTCACTTGGAAAATTAATACTTAACTTTAATAGTGGAAGTATTCAACAAAAATTTCAATGTATTATGTTTGTTTCCATGTATTTTTACAATTTATATCAAAATATGATATCTTGTTACAAGTTCTACAAATCTCAATTTGAAATACAAAAAAATTTATATTTAACAAAAGAATATTTAAATTATACAATACAATCCTATCAATATTTAATAAATAAAATAAATAAATGTAAATTAAAACAATATGGATATAACAAAATATCAAATGGTAAATTTCTACAAACAATTCAACAATATAAAACAAAAACAGAAGAATTACATACAAAATTCGATTTTGTTAGTGAATATATGAATTATCACTACTGTTCTAAACCAGGAACAATAATGAAAACATATTATGAATTGTATGATTCTACGGAAATAGATGATATTATGAGTTATTCTTTAGGATTTCATGGATATTTTGATATATTAAGTTCAATTGTCAATAAAATTAAATCAAAAACAATTCATAAAATTAGATATACAAATAAAAATGAATGTAAATTTATTAATATTTACCATCCTTGCATTGATACAAATCCAGTTAAAAACAATATTGACTTTGTTAAAAATAAAATCATCACCGGCCCTAATGCTGCTGGTAAAACAACAATTTTAAAATCGGTTATAATTAATATAATTTTAAGTCAACGATTTGGATATGGATATTATACAGATGGTGTTATTAACCCATATAAATATTTTCATTGTTATATAAATATTCCTGATAATTGTAGTAGAGATAGTTTATTTCAAGCAGAAGTAAGAAGATGTAAAAATATTTTAACAACCATAAAAAATAATCCTAAGGAACGACATTTTTGTGTATTTGATGAATTATATTCAGGAACAAACCCATATGAAGCAATCTCTAGTGCTACCTCTTATTTAAAATATATAAGTCAGTATGATAATGTTTCTTTTATTTTAACAACGCATTTTATGAAAGTATGTGAATTATTGAAAAATGAAAAAAAAATAGAAAATTGTCATATGAAAACGACTCAAAAACAAGATACGTTAACTTATTTTTATAAAATGATTTTAGGAATATCTAATATTAGAGGCGGAATATCAGTATTAAAACAACTTAATTATCCAGAAACAATTATACAATCTGCTAAAACTATTTTAAATACAATATAATTATGATTCGTTAAAAATAGTGATAAAATATATGTATTGATATTAAAATATGTTTAGCAAAGGATTTATTTTATCATTAGGATTATCTTTATGCGCTGTAGTATTAGTTTATTTATATGTTAAAAATAGAATAACTAATCTTGAAAATAAAGTTGATAGTTTAATTGAAATTATTCAAACACATCAACGACTTTCGCAACAACAAATGGGAGGAATACAACAATATGAAAAAATTGTTGTATCGGATGATGAAAGCGAAGAGGAAGATGATAGTAGTGAAGAAGAAAATGACGAAGAAGAAACAGAAGAACAACAAGAAACCCTTGTTTTAGAAAATCATGTTGTAGAAAAAGAGAATGATATTAAGGAAGAAGTAGAACAACAAATGTTACAATTAAGTAATAACGAAGAAGTATTGAAAGACATGGAAGAACATGAAGTTGCACCAGAAGATGATGGTTTGGACGAAATGGATGATTTAGAGGAAACTTTAGATGATAAAGATATTGAAGAAAATGATGAAGATAGTGAAGAACAAGATTATTCTAAATTAGGCAAAGTTCAATTAAGAGAATTATGTGAAGGAAAAGGATTTGATGTAAAAGGAAAAAAGAAGCACGAGCTTTTAGAATTATTAAAATAATTATTATGATATTAGTTAATAAAAATATTATAATATATATATTAATGAGTTGGAGTACATGTTATAAAGGTTCAAATAATATTTATTCTGATTTTCCTGCTATGATGAGTGATGGTCGTGTTTACACTGAACATGATACATCTTGCGAAATCAATAATGGAATATTAAAAAACGCTGGAATCAGTAATAATTATGATTACAGACAATATTTAATTCATAATGGATTGGATATCATGTCTCAAAATACTAGTTCTTCTCAAGTCAATTCAAATGTAATGTCGTTTGCTAATAATATTACAACAAACAAATATTTGTTTAAAAGTATGTCTGATAATACACAACCATTTGGATACGAAACTTCTGATCTTAAAAATTTATATTTAACAAGAAAAGAATTGGAAGGAAAAATGTCTGCTCCATTTGTTACACAAGAAGAATTACTTAAAATGAGAGCAAAAAAATAAGTTATTTAATTATTATAATTTTAAAACAAAACTAATTATAATAATACGAATGAAAATATTAAGTATTGATGTTGGTATGAAAAATTTAGCATATTGTTTATTGAATGTAAGTGAAACAAATAACTATGATATTATAGATTGGAATGTTGTAAATTTAACGGATTCGGATAAATATGTATGTAAATGTTTAAAGAAAAATAATAAAGTATGTGGAAAAAAAGCAAAATATTTTAAAAATGCTAATTATTATTGTAAAACACATGCTAAACAAAGTAATTACAACATACCAACAAACGAATTAAATATAAATAGATTAGATAAAAAATTAGTATCTGAATTAAAAAGTTTAGTTAAAAAATACAATATAGATGTTGATAATAAAGTTAAACGAGTTACAAAATCATTATTACTTGATAGTATAAAAAAAGAATTAATAAATAATTATTTAATGCCTGTTATGGTAAAAAAAGCAACATCTGTTACTTTAGTAGAATATGGTATTGCTTTAAAAGATACATTTACCGACATATTTAATTACGATGAAATAGATATTGTTATTATAGAAAATCAAATTGGTCCATTAGCATTAAGAATGAAAACATTACAGGGAATGATAACACAACATTTCATTGAAAATAATATTAAAAATATAGAAATGATTAATTCTTCTAATAAATTAAATCAAATTTTAGGTGGAGGTAAAAAAATGTGTTATAGTGAAAGAAAAAAGGCAAGTATTAAATATACGTTGAATGATTTAAATGAAAATACAGAAATTTCACGATGGTTTGATCATTTTAATAAGCATAGTAAAAAAGATGACCTTGCTGATTGTTATTTGCAAGGTAAATGGTTTATTTCTACATTAAAACAAAATAAAACAAAATAAACAAGAAACACTAATACATACAAGAAAATTAATATATATATAGAAAATTTTAATTTAATATAAAATAATTAAATTATAATGCGGATTACTTAAAATTAAAAGTTCTATTTACAACATAAATGAGTATTCAATTAAAACTATCTGAAGAAACGATAGATGGACCAGTATTAGAACCAGTAAGTATTGGAGGAGGTCAAAAATCAGTAAATTTTGGCCCTGGTGCTGAAATGTTAATGAATCCTAGTAAGCAAAATAAATCTGGAGAACCAAAATCAGATATTAAGTTGTCTGAAATAAATGATTTAGATGACATTGATATTAGTGATAAACCATCTACAAATATTAGTAAAGGTGATTTTTTGTTAAATAGTGCTTCTAATTTGTCAGATGACACTATAAAACTTGATATTGACACACCTTTAGAAGAAATAAAAACAGAAGCACCTTCATTGATTGGTAATTTAGGAAAAACACAATCAAACGACGGATTTAAAAGTTTTACAGAAATACCAGTAAATCCAGAAATTAAAGTCCCTGAAAAACCTAAACTAACGGGTAATGCTTTATTGAAAGAAAAATTCAATTATTTAAGAAAATTAGAAGCATTAGAGAAAAAAGGTATTGCACTTAGTAAAAAATATTCGATGGAAAGTAGTTTGGATGAAATGAAAGGTGAATATGAAATGTTGAAATCCGAAAGAGAAAAAGATAATAGTAAAAAGTTTCAAGGAAAAATGTTGATGGCATTTGTATCTGGTATTGAATTTTTAAATAATAAATTTGATCCTTTTGATTTAAAATTAGATGGATGGTCAGAGGCTGTAAATGAAAATATGGATGAGTATGATGATGTATTTGGAGAATTACATGAAAAATATGGTGGTAAAACAAAAGTAGCGCCAGAATTGAAATTATTGTTTATGTTGGGTGGTAGTGGATTGATGTTACATATGACAAACACCATGTTTAAATCTTCCATGCCTGGTATGGATGATATTATGAGACAAAATCCAGAACTGATGCAACAATTTACTCAAGCAGCTGTAAATACAATGGGAGAATCAAATCCAGGGTTCAGTAACTTTATGTCTGATTTTTCACGTGGAGGAAATAACAATAGTATGCCACCTCCTCCTATTGTTCCTCCAAGAGGTTCTCCACCTGGACCAACGCAAGAAATGAAACGCAATCCACCAAGACAACGTAAACGTGTTTCCATGTCTCGTCCAGATATAGACGCAGCACGTAGTGGTATTCCAGACTTTAATGATGCTGAAAATATGGATTCAAGTTATGCAAGTGCTAGAGCAGAAATGAAAGGACCGGGCGATTTGAGAGATATTTTAGCTGGATTGAAAACTAAAACAATTAACATTAATGAAGGAAAAAAAGAAGGAAGCACAATTAGTTTACAAGAACTAGAAGAAATACAATCTACTGATTTATCTAGTAAAAATAATAAAATGGTAAAAAGCAAACGTAAGAAATCAAACCGAAATGTTGTAAATTTAGGTATATAATTTGATATACAATAATACATAGTTAACATTTATAATATATAATTAAAAATCTATAATTATATATTTATATAGATGGTATTAGGATTTTTAGTATATGAGGCAATGGATGTAGCTTATCATGTTGGTAAAATAACATATAATGGAGCATCTTTAATTTACAATTGGTATTATGATGTTAATATTTACAGTATAGATAATAAGGTTCGTACAGATGAACAGCATATTAAACAATTAGAAGACAGAGTTCAACAATTAGAAGATATGATATTAATTGGTAATTTAAAGATGAATAATAATAATCTTAGTTTAAATGATCAAGGACAATTATTATTATGTGATTCAATATAATAAAATAGTTATAATAGTATTTTATTATACTTATTTTATTATACTTATTTAAGATATATTGTATTTATTTTTTATATTTCTTTTTTTTTGTTTTTCGTTTTCGACCACGGTTTCTTTTACGACGTTTTGTTTTTTTTCCACCTTTTTGCTTCATAATACCTTCCAACTCAATTAATTCACGCTTAGCTTTTTTAATTTTATTCTCTTTCTCTCCCAATTCAACTTGTTTTTCAACTAATGTGTCTGGAGTTTCTTTAGATACTTTTATTTCTTTTATTATAGCTTTTTTTTCATCTTCCAAATCTTTAATTTCCTCTTTTTTATTTTTTATTTTTATAGATGTTTGGCGAAATGATTTTTTTACTAAGTTAGTTTCTGAATCATCTGGATCAACAAAAAACGTTTTATTACGAATATTATTAACAATAGTTCTTATTTTATCGAAACGATTTGGACAATTAAATACACCAGCATAACTATTTTTAATTTGTTCAGATAAAATAGACCCAATTTTACCAGCCAACGGTTTATTATCCCATTCTTCTTGTGTAACCATTTTAGATTGAAATAATAACAAATCAACATAAATATCTATTTCTACTTCATTTTTTTCTTTATCTATTTTCATATCAAAAAATAATCCAGATTCTCTTTTTTTTATATTAGGAGAATGTGAAATCATGTAAATATTTTGTTTATTTGGTTTTATTAATTTAGTCATATCTCTAATATTAGATTCTGGTTGATATTTGACCAATACATAATCAGGGATAAATTGTGTATTTTTTTTAAGTTTTTCCAGCGTAGTATCAACAATGATGTTATTAAAATCATCTAATTCATTATTTTCATTTAAAAGTAAAACGTCGGCTGTTTCAGCATAAATGGTTTTTTCAACATATCTAAATTTTAATATTTTACTTTCGGATACATTGTCTATGGTCATTATCATATTTTCGTATCGCTGTTGGTATTGTTTCAATTCAGTTGAATCTATATAGGTTTCCAATGGTTCAAATTTAATGTTATAAATATACCGTTTTCTATCATAGTAACTTCGCCTGTCTCTATTATCTTGTTTAATTCGAATAATTTTAGCTAATAAACCATTGTTAGGATGTGATGGGTCATTGTATTTAATAATATCTCCTTCTTTTATTTTAGTGTAACGATCCACTTGAGAATATTTACTTGCTTCTGATAACTGTTGAACATTAGAAATTTTTAAAGGGAAATATTTGGAACCAGAATAATTTGTTTTATAAAACCATTTTAGTTTGTATTTTGTTTTGTTTTTTTTATTTAAAGTTATATTGTCTATTCGCTTTTTCCTAATCATCAACTTTTCTTTTTCTTCAGCATTATTGTTTTGTTTTATTTCATATCTAGAATTTTGTCGTGAATCAACTCCATATATTTTATCGTGGTCATTTTTATCTCGTTTAAATTTATCAAGACTAATTTCATTCCCATCTGTTATAACATCTATTCTTAATGTATCATACACATCATCCATTTTTCTAATAAAGTTTCCATCAACAATATGCTCTCCTGTCTCATCATCATATTTAATAGTCATATTTCCTTTTTGATCTTTACCTATTATTGTTCCTTTATACCAAATATCTTCATTATCTTTATTGTATATTTTGTTTATATAGTCATTAAATAACACATGACCTTTTTTATCATTAAGTGTAAATTTAGTATTTTCGTTATAATTACCAGGTAGATCTTTTGGTATATTATCTTCCCCATCATACCAAAGAACTAATACACGATCTCCTTTTTTTAATGCTTCATAACGCCTATTGTTTACTTCTTGGTATGTAGGTGTATTTGTAAACAAATTTTTTTCAAAATGCTTGTCCATCAAATTTAATTCTGAATCTGAATCTTCTCCCTTCCCACTGTCTACTAATACACTTTTAATAATACCGGGAATACTCTCATTATTATTAATTAATGTTATGACGTTTCCTTCTTTTAAAATATTATCACTCATAGTTATATTTTAGTTAGATTATTTAACTAAAATATAAATAAATTATAAACTAATTAAACCAGCATTTTAAATTGGTTCATTGTTTTCATCATACCAGTATCGGTTTGTTGTTTTTTTGCCTTTTTCAATAACTCTTCTGCTTTCTTTATTTCGTCAGGTGTAACTACACCATCTCCATTCAAATCCAGCACATCTTTGTATTTTCTATATTCCAATGGAATAACGCAAAATTTACTGTTTTCATTAAACAAAAATTCAGTCATTACAATAAAAATAGCAGTAAGAGCTAAAGACATTAAAATATCACGTGTTCCCATCCAAGAAATAGAAAATATTAAAATTTGTCTGGCTATATGATTTTTAAGGTATTCTTCTTGTGTTTTACTTAATTCAATAGTAATATATTTAGAACCTATATTAAGCATAATCATTACTAAACCAGCAAAAAATTTACTGTTGTTAAGTGATGCTAAATTTTCTCTTATTTTTGTAATCATCTTATTTAATATAGTTTGATAAAATGTTTTAGAAAAGTATTAATTCCATTACATATTTATAAAGTAATTAATTATTTAGGAATTTAAGCATGTTCTTGTGTAGAATCTAATGTAGAACGTTCGGCATATGTTTTAATATCTCTATCTAAATCAGTTGTATTTGTATTGGTAACTGGAATTTTTAATTTTTTTAATAATTCTGTGAATCCTGTAAATCCTTCTTTATTGTATCGTTGACATTGTTTTCTTGTTCTATGAATAACTGAAAATCCTTCTTTACCTTTTTCTAGTTCTTCTTCCTCTTCCATCTTTAATTTTTCCATATCTTTTTTTGTTAGTTCTTTATTTTCCATTCCTTCTTTATTCTCCATTTCTTCTTTGTTTTTCATTTTTTCCTTTTTTTCTTTTTCATCCATTTCTTTTTCCATTTCAGCAATCTTTTCTTGATCTGTTTTCTCTTCTTCGGATTTTTTATTACTGTAGCCTTCAACAGTGCTTTGATGTAGAAGTGTAATCATGATAACTGCTAAAATAATAGCACTAATAGGGTCAACCATTTTGTACATAACACCAATTACAATCATCCAAGATAATTTACCCATTGATGTAGAAACACTATCTGCTAAAAATTCAGGAGTTTTATAAAACAAAACAACTAATAATGATAGTAAAATCAAATTTGTATATTTTTTCATTATATATAAATAAAAACAAATAAAAAATAATCTTCTTTTTTTATAAGTATGGCAAGTCAATTAGGATTTTCTGAATTTATGTCTAATAATGATAATAATGACCAATCAAATAAAAAAAGGAGAAATAAAACTATTAAAAAGAAAGCAAAACCAAGTAAAAAGGCTGTAGAATTCCTAAATTCTATGGATAATTTTAAGAATGAAGAAGATGAGGACGATAGTTTAGCAGATTTTAATCCTCCACCAAATCCAGAATTAACATCTCTCCCAAATGATAAAAAAGAAGAAGATGTTGATTCCGCTTTATCACCAGAAGCATTTAATAATATTAATGTTTCTGAAGAAAAAATTAAACAATATTATAATAACTATATTCCTTACTACGAAGAAACTACAAATGTTCCTAATATTCATGGTTCAAAGGATGACTTGATGAAAAAACTAAATTATATGATTCATTTACTTGAAGAAAACAAAGATGAAAAAACAAATACAGTAACAGAAGAATTAATTTTATATATGTTTTTAGGCGTTTTTGTTATCTTTGTAGTAGATAGTTTTGCTAAAGCAGGTAAATACACTAGATAATTACTATTTTTTGTGAGGATATAGGTTTCATTGCATAATTATATAAGTAATAATAGTATTTAGAATAATGATATGGTTGCACATTCATATTTTTTGTTAAATGGTGTGTATCTGCTATATTTTCTAAAATTAAAATTTTATATTTATCAATCGTTTTTAAATAATCAATTGCTAAATAAAACCCAAGTATAAGTTTATTTGTTTCAATATCTTTTTCATATTTTATACAAGAATAGCATTCTATTGATTTATCACTGTTATATGTAGTGTAATTATTTCTAAAAAAATAAAAGGCTTTTGGTTTCATATTTTCAATTAAAGCAAATATAAATATATGTTTTTTTTCTATTAAATATGTTAAATGTTGAAATTCATCCATGATAACGCAATCAAAATTCGATGTATAATTTTCAATATCACTTTGTAATTTAGTTTGTAAATCAAACAACATAGATGTATTGTTTTTTGTTATTAATGAAATATTTAAATGTTGTTGTGTAACAATGATTTTTTCAAAGTTATCTAACTTATAAAAATAAGCATTGTAAATAGTTAAAGGGACAAATGGTCTTGAAAATCCTTCATGTTTAAATAAAAATACACTGGTTTTTTGTTGATATCTCTCCCTAATATAGTGATTTTCTATAATTTGTCCAGCTATATTTTTACCTCTGTGATTTTTATCCACACATAAATAATCAATATATCCAAGATTTAAATTTACTTTTGACATTATCATTTGTTTATAAGCAGAAGTCATTAGTCCTATTAAATTTTTGTTTACTTTATCATAATACAAAGAAACTCTTGACGGCATACTTCTACAAATTAAATGATCTATTATATCATTATTAGTAGGAGTATATTTTTCAAATGAATCCGTCATATAATTATTTGTTAATAACCATTTCATATTTTTAATTTCATTTACAGATAATTCAGAAGCATCTTTAAAAATAATATTTTTGTTTATTTTATTGTTGAAATTTGGGAGAGATGTTTGAATAATACCCATTGGATATACCAAGTTTTTAATGTCATGATAATAAAATATAGGTTGTTTTGACCAAAAAGGATAACGAAGTTTAAAATAGATAATAAAAACAACATAAAATATTGTAATGGTTAAAAACATATATTTAATAATTAAAAAAATATCCATTATATTTTAGTGTGTAATAATTTTTGGGAGAGAAGACGAATGTAAATATAATGGATATGATAGAGGATTATATAGTATTTTATATTATTTATTACATGAGAATTATAATAATAAAAATAATAAAAGTAAAATCATAAATAATTATTCTGGTTTTTGTAAAAAGTATAAATATTGATATTCATACTGACATCCTACCATATCTATTTTTGAGTGCATAATAAAACCAACGCTTTTTGCTTTTGTTAATATATCTTTTTGAGAATCCATATACAAAACGTGTTCATTTTTTCTAGTATTTTTAGTAGCATCATCTTTAAATGTTTCATAAAAGTAAGCCTTATCGTTTTCGTTATCAGCGACATAAGCAGCTTTATACAAAAAGTCTTTAAACTTAACAACTGATTTAGTTAATCGTTCTTTAGCATATTTCTGAGCATTTACAAGTGTAAGTGGATTTGCAGAATTTAAAATTGGATCAAATTTATCACGATTTACCAAATGTATTACCAATCTACCACCTGGTTGTAACCAATCATAACAATTTTTAAAAAACTTGAGTTTGTCTTCTATACTATAAATTGTAAAATACAAGCATAAAATATGACTAGCACTATCATATTGAAAATTAGATGAATCTAAAGCATCACCTAATTTAAATTTACTATTTGGATATTCTTGTTGAGCTAATTTTACCATACTGGGAGAGATGTCTAACCCTTCTGCTTTGATACCCTTACTATTATAATGATTTACGTGATGCCCTCTACCAGAACCAATATCTATTACAGTTGATTTATCATCTATTTTTCCTGTTCTTTTTAAATGAACTACTTCATAATCATTTTTAATTTCATCATATACTAAATCATCGTAGATAGAACAGTAAAAATCATCATAAACATCATTACCTTTTTTAACTATAAAATCACTTGCTTGTTCAAAACCTTCTTTTTTATTAAAAGCAAATGTAGATATAACAAAGGCAACTATTAATAATATTAATAGTTTCTGTATCATAGGCATTTTCATGAAAAGTTTAGGGATTTTTCGTAATGTCTTAAATATTTTATTGAAAAATTTAATAAATGAACCAGTCATATATGTATTATTGGTATTTTTTTTATATGAAATGTAATTAATAATGAATGAAAACGATATTAATGATAAAAGGAGTCAAAAAGAGTTTTCTGGTATTACATTTTCTCAATTTAAAAAAACAGATGTAAAAAAACAATTGATAAATGCGATTTTATATAATAAATTAGAAGAAGCATGTTATTGGAGTGCTGAATACATATGTAGTGGCCATTTTATTGATTTGTGGGAAATAATTATATTACTGATTGGTAAACATATTCATATTGGTAATCCTAAACTCTCTATTTATTTAGAATTAAGACTTAATTTTTTTAAAGATATGCTAAATAATGGATATCTAGACAATGAAATAAAAATGAGAAACAACCAAAAAATTAGAGAACTATTTGCAGAAATAATGTGTGTTATGTGTTTGTCTAGAAAGAAAAATTCGTTTGATGTTCCCAAAATACCGAATGAAGAATACAATATATTAAGAATTTCTTACAAATTAGAAGCAGATGGTCTAGAATATGCTAAAAATAACTTTCATAAAGACGATCCAAAAGAATTGTTTATAGCGGTAAATGAATTAGCATTCAATATGAGAAGTAGTATTAAAAATATGACGAAAAGTATTTATTGGGTAGAATGGATATTAGGATTTGAATCATTGTCAAAAAGAGAAAATAATTTACTCTTTTTTGGTGCAAGAAGAGCTTATAATGTTCCCAACCAATTTCAAAAAGATATTATTTGGATTATTTGGGATTTAATTTTAGGAGAAGCAAAACGGAAAAACAAAGGCTTATTTAAAATAATAACATCCATTAATAATTTATTTTGTTTAAAATACTCTACGGGTGCTAAAAGAAAGAGAAAGTATCTAATATTTTATAGTATTGCGTTATTAACGGAACATGTTGATAATTCTGTAAAAATAATAAATAACCCCGAACTAATTGAAAAAATTAAAAAAAAAATAAATATTATTTACAAGCAAATAAAAGTTAATGAAATTAAACCTAAAACGGATTATTTATTTAATAATAGTTACAATTCAGGTAATTTAGAAAAAACAATTGAGCGTTTAGAAAAAATGAATAGTTTAACCAATTTAATTCCTAGAACCTAAAAAAAAATATATATAGGTAGTATATAATGCCTTCATACAGACCTAGATATTACAGAGCAGTTCGCGCCGATGATGGTACCACTGGTGGTAACATGAAATCCGGTATCCCTACTCGTGTTGGTAAAAACCCATACACCATGCGTTTAATTATCAATAAAGCAGACAATACATGTGGATGTTAAATAACAATTATACTATATATTATACTATATTTGTTGTAAGTTTATTTATTTTATATGACCTATTTGTATATGGAAAATACGAATAATATTAGTGATATTATAACACCTTCATTATCAAGTGGAACATCCGTATTTAATAATAATTCAATAAGTGCTCCATCGGTTCCAGTAGTTCAATCACAATCAACATGGTTTTATGTAAAGATTGTTTTTATAGTATTATTTTTAGCGTTAATGGGATTAAATATTTTTACATATTTATCAGAAGGAACCGATATATTTGGTAAATATTTAGGTATTTCTTTATTAAGAGGAGCCGAAGGCACAAAAGGTATACTTTCTACAACAAAAAAAGGAGGTGATATAGCTTTAGATGTAGCAGAAGGAACAACACGACAAATGATTGATATTCCAGAACAACAAATTAGAAAACGTTTAAATAAACCAACCGCTACTCAAAATTACAAACAATCTTCTACTCAAAATGTTAGAGCAACAAATACAGATATGGCAACAGGCAATAAATCATATTGTTATATCGGTAGTGAAAATGGAAATAGAAGATGTGTAGAAGCTTCTAAAGATGATGTTTGTGAATCAGGTAAAGTATTTCCAAGCATGCAATTATGTATTAACCCGAATTTAAGGTAACTATAAAATAAGTATAAAATAAGTATAAATAACTATAAAATAAGTATAAATAACTATAAAATAAGTATTATATAATTATTGAAATTATATAATATAAATTATGATGAAGCAACCGTATCTACTTGATTACTATATTTTGGTAAATACCATCGCATAGAAAAGTATGGTGGATTGATAGACAATGAATCTCCATCTGCTGATTTAAGATTAGCACCCGCTTTTACTATATTTGCTATTTCTATACCAGTAATCGCTCTACTAAAATATCTTAAATTTGATATTAAACCATCAAATCCTTTTTCCTGTGCTACATAAACATTACCATAATTTTGTTTTGGTGGAGAACCTTCAAAAATGTGTCTATGAACAATATTATTGTTTACGTAAACATCTAAATGTTTGTGTTTGACTCGAATAGTAACATTTATCCATTTTTGAAGAGGAATATTTGGTATAGTAATATCTGCTCCCATTGGATTATCGAATGTACTCATAATAACTCTTAATTCAGCACCATTATAATCAGGGTTTGTTCTAACATACAAACCTGGTCCATTATTGATTTGACTAATATTAGTTGTTCCGTTTAATGTTGTATCTCCTTTATGGAAAATGTGTTGATATTTGACACCCTCCTCTGTGGTTTCTAAAAATAACCAAGTATTCCATGTAAATTCAACGCCTCCTTGTTCATTTTTCGATCGCATAATAGGAATAGATTCATTATATTTTGGATGCTGTAATACAGTTACAGGTTGGTTTCCCCTTTTCATTCCTTTTATTATAATAGGATTTGGTGAAGGGGCAAAAAAGGATTGAACAATACTAGTTCCAATTCTTAAAACAAAAGTAAACAAAATAAGAATTAAAATTAAAAAAGCAACCTTAGCTATTGCTGAATTGGATTCTAAAAAATCAGCTGTTCCTGAAACATATTTATTATTCCTAAATGAGTCAAATAAATCACTTGTAGTTTGTTTTAAATTGCCAGTTACAGAAGTAAAACTTTGTGCTACTGCCGCTCCAGTATTTTGCATAGCGTTTTGTGCTCTTTCCATAGGATTACCTATATTAACATTTGGAATAGGATTTTGAACTTGATCAGACATATTATATATATAGTTATAAGAAATTAACATATTTAAAGATGTTAATTTTTGATTTTAATTATTTACAATATAAAACTACTCTTTTCTTGATTATCTTGCATAAAGGCAAATTTAAGTTTAAACCGGTTAAAGAAACTTCCAAAAAATCCACCACCATAACCTTCTTTATATAATTGGTAAGCTTCACGTGTATTCATAGGAGTAGAATAGTAATTTACTTTGGATAAATATCCAGCAAATCCTTTATGATTCGCATCAGTATCATTAGCATCGGTTATTTTAATTGACTGAGCTGCATCGGGTCGTTGTGCTACTTTTGGCATGATACTTGTTTTTACTAATTTTCCGTCAATAAAAATATCAATTGTATTTCCCGATTTTGTCATAATAATATGATTCCATTTTTGTAATGGAATACTATTAATAACAATTTCATGTTCATCATAAGTAGTGTTGGTTGTTTTATAAGAAATTTCAATATGAATATCATTTTGATTTTCTCCTAAATAAATTCTAGGATAATATAACGGTATGTCTTTACCATTTATTTTAATTGTATTACTTCGTTCCAATATCATTTTCTTTTCACCATAATATTCATTATAATCATTGATATAAATCCAAAAACTATATGTATAATCATTGCTTCCACTTCCTTTTAATTTATCAGATGAAATTGTTATTGTTTCTTTAGCATTGTGTGTTCCTGTTAAACTTGATTTTGTTTTATCAGCAAAAACGGTTGTAAAGAAGATATATAGTATTATTACAACTACTGCACCGAAAAGTATTTTTTTTAGGTCCATAATATAATAAATACTTAGAAAATTATAATATTAAATACATTATAATTTTCTGTATAGATGAATTACTAAATTAAACTTTTAATAAATCAGTTATTATTGGTGGGTTTTTGTTTTTTAATAAATTATAATTACTAATAATTTTATCTTTTGTTAAATAGTTTTTATAAAATAATACATTTGCTATTCCACCACTGACTCCATTATCTTCTCCTATTTTAATATTATCGTAATTAAAGTCTTCCATAACTCCTTGAAAACTATTTACCATTTCACCATTTACAAATAAATCATATGTTCCATCTATAAAATTTACCACTACATTATTCCATTTCTGCATCTTCAAATTAGGCATCGTGTATTCTTTTGGTGGTGTATTATTTGTTCCTGAACCCAATACGAATTTTAAAACACTATAAGGATATTTGTATTTGATGTTTGAATGATGAACTTCAAAATAGTTTTTTCCGTCCATCGATTCTAAATTATAATTAGCTGTATTATTTGACAACAATATAGATTCGATTACCTTAGCTTTTGTTATTTTATTGCCTTTATCATCTATATAATCTACTAATTCACCTTCTGGTATTTTTTTATAAATTGGACAGTAAAGGATTTGTGGTCTGTTATCAAAATCAATTACATTATTACAATCTTTTACATGTCCAGATTGGGGATGAACAAACAACCAAAATGATAAAGCATATGAATAATTAGGTTGATTTGCTATATTTGTAAATAAATTAATTTCTTCACTTGATTTTGGTGTGGTAGTTTTTTTAAGAGAAACCGGTTTCATTTGAAGAACAACAGCATCTCTTATTTCTTTCATATCATCACTCCCTTCTATATTAGGATTTGTATTATCTACTAATTTTTCAGCAGGACTTAATTCTGTTTTGATAGAATTTATTTGTTGTTCTAATACATTAATTTTTGCTTGTGTGTTTTTTATGTATTCTACACATTCATTTAAAGTTTCATCACAATTTCCCACAACAACACCATCTTCTTTTTCACAAAATCCTAAATCAATTAAACGAGATATCACTTTATCATTTGATTCAAAATTACTATATAATTTAAATAATTCATCCCAATTATCATTAACACCTTGTTTATTCATATATTTTACATTTTGACTATGTGATTTTTTAAATAATGCTTGTTTTAATTGAAATACTTTTTTTTGTAAATCTTCTTTTTGTTGCCGATTCATTCTCATGATTTCCTGTAAATCATTTAAATTACTTTTTTTATTAGATAAACTAAAATAAAGTGTTCTATCTACAGAAGGAATAATAAAATATAACGCTATAATAACAATCTCCAATAATAATATAGTGTATACAAAAGAAGGAGTGTTTTTAAGTTGGTCGGATATCCAATTAAAAGCAATAGCAATTATACAAGGAATAATAAATATTAAATTAAAAAGCAATTGTAACACCTGATTGTTTTTAATATATTTTTCAAAAAAGTCACTATTAGATATTATTGTATAACCAACAAACATAGCTATTACACCTATCATGACCATTATCCCTGTTGAAGTAGTTACAAATGCATTATCACTACTTAAGGTGATTAAACCAAAAATTACAATTGCCAAAAGAACAGATAAAATAGTCGCACTTGTTTTGAAGTTTGCCTTCATTATTCCCAATATATTTTGAATTTGTCCAAACATACTATTTCCTGTTTCACCTTCAAAAAACCCATCCTTATTTCTTAGCCGAATTATAAAAAAAATAATTGGAAGAATAGATAATATACCCAATAGCAACCACAGTGCTGAATTCGCTTTATCGTATGGATTTTCAACACTATTTATGATTGTAAATATAAAACCACCGATAATTGCCAGTGTAAATACAGACATTATACTTGTAAATTTATTTCTATCACTTGTAATGGTTTCAAACAAACTTTTTAATTTCCCTGGTATCTCTCTTAAAAATGGTAGTATTTTTTTTAGTAGTGAAATAACCTTTTCTCTTAATGGTTTTACAAAAACAGTAAGAAGTATTAAAATTATAGTTATAATAATTAAAACAATATGAACCGTTTTCTCTGTTTCTAATGCTTCTTTATTTTTTAATATTTTATTGTATTTTTTTTCTTTTTTTTTTGAATCAGACATATTGTATATATTTTATATATTATTTATATTAAATAATCTATAAAATGATTCTGTTTATAAACGATTCATCATTCCTTTTTTAGCATGACATTTTCTACAGACAGCTGCTAAATTACTTACATGGTTAGAACCTCCATATTGTAAATCAACCTTATGATCTACTTCAAATGTAGCGTCCAATTGCTCTCCACAATATTGACATCTCCAACTCTGCTGTGAAGCAACATATTTCTTTTTTGTTTCACTTACACTACGCTTTGTTGAACCAAAACCAGAACGCATCATACGCTTGGTCTGTGGTGTGCTAGTTAAATTTTCAATTATCTTATTTGAATTGGTTAAATCAAAAATAGGTGTTATCATATCTCTTGTATTGGAATCAATTGGTAAATAACGAACTACATTGGAACCATGAAGTAGTAATTTTTGCGAAGATAAGGGATATTTTTTAATAAATACATATAAACTTAAACCAATAAAACCAATAGTTGCTATTTTGAAATATTTCTTTTTTGTTAAAAACCATTTGGAATAAGCCCCATCATGATACGTATCAAAAATCAATAATATTGTTATTATAAAAATCCATTTGTCTATTCCCATTATATAAATAATAATATTTTAATAGTTATAAATTCGTCTGTATAATATAGACAATTCCTGAGATATTTGTAAAAAAGCAATTACTAGCAACAATACCGAAATAAGAAATAATGTATTTTCACAACATTTATATACTTTTGACATTTAATTGTATTGGATGTATGTATTTAAATTATTTTTTATATAAGTAAGCCACTAATCCAACAACTCCTAATACTATACCTATCTGTATTACTTTTCTCTTAAGATTATAATAATCTTTATCTTGTTCTTTGGATGGTTTGTATTTATCATAATATTTTTCTAAACTGCTTTGTAAATCCTCTGTTTTCATATTATTTTCTTTATAAATTTTATTAAATATATAATGAACCCATTTCATAAATGACAACCTGGATTCTAAATAAGGTGTTACTGGATAATTATCAATCATTTTAATGAAATCATTCCCTAATGGTTTCATAGGAATAAATAATGGAATGTTTTGAACAAAATCATAATATTTTTTCTTAGTAACATCATTAGGGTATTTTGGATAATTTAAGGCAATTGTTAGCATAACAAATTTTATATGAGGCAACCAAACCTCCTTGTTTAAACTCATTTATATAGGAAATGATATAAAAATAATTTGATTTTTACATATAGAACCAATGAATATAAATCAAAATAAAAATATTTTTTGTACTAATTGTGGGAAAAATGGCCATCATTTTAGATCATGTAAAAAACCTATAACAAGTTCAGGTATTATATGTTTTCGTAAAAGAAATCATAAAATCGAATACCTATTGATATGTAGAAAAGATACATTAGGATATGTTGAATTTATGAGAGGTAAATATCCAATGTATTTTAAATCGTATATCATTAATTTAATTAATGAAATGACTATTCAAGAAAAAAATAATTTACTAACAAAAACGTTTGATGATTTATGGTATCAATTATGGGGAGATTTTGTAAATTCAAAATATTCAACAGAGGGTAAAATATCAAAGTCTAAATTCAGTCATATTAAAGATGGTGTAAATATTTATGACTCTGATTTTTTTGAGTTGAAAGAATTAATTCAAAAAAGCACTACCAAATGGACAGAACCAGAATGGGGATTTCCTAAGGGACGTCGGGAATATCATGAAACAGATGTAGACTGTAGTAAAAGAGAGTTTCAAGAAGAAACAGGTATTTTAAGTAGAAGAATAAATATGATATTAAATGTTATACCATATGAAGAAACTTTTATGGGTTCAAATTACAAATCCTATAAACATAAATATTATTTAGCTTATATGAAAGATATTGATAATTCAACTAATTTTCAAAAAACAGAAGTTAGTAATATGAAATGGTTAACTTATGACCAAGTGTTAAAACATATCCGTCCTTACAATAATGAATTAATAAATATTGTAAAAAAGGTAAATAAATTAATTAAAGATTATGCAATTGTTTGATGATAATAAATATTTATAATATTTCAGTTATAAATATTTGTTTTTTTATAGTTTAATCTAATCTAATATTATATTAATAATGGAAGAAAATTTATATCCACATATTGAATCAAAAGATTTCAATAGAAAAATAACATTAAAAAAGGAATTTTCAAATACAAAATTAAATGGATATTCAAAAAAAGATTATAAGGATATTGAGAAAATTTCAGATAAATTATGTAATGTTAAAGATTTTGAATTAACAAATCATCAGCAATTTGTTAGAAATTTTCTATCATTTGAAACTCCTTACAATAGTTTATTATTATATCATGGATTAGGTACAGGTAAAACGTGTTCTTCTATATCAATTTGTGAAGAAACTAGAAAATATATGAAATTAATGGGATATAATAAAAAAATCATTGTTATAGCTAGTCCAGTTGTTCAAGAAAATTACAAATTACAATTATTTGATGAAAGAAAACTTACATTGGTAGATGGTTATTGGAATATAAAAGCATGTACAGGAAATAAATTTATAGAAGAAGTAAATCCCATGTTTACAAAAAATATATCACGTGAAAAGGTAATTAAACAGATTCATAAAATAATTAAAAATTGGTATCAGTTTATGGGTTATTTAGAATTTTCCAATTATATAACTAGTATTATTAAAAAAGCAAATATATCATTAACTGATACAGATTTAAAAGATAAAAATAAAATAGAGATAATTGAAAAAGAATTTTCAAATCGTGTAATTGTTATTGATGAAGTTCATAATATTAGAACAGGAGATAAAATGAAACGAACATCGGAACATTTTTTAAACTTGGTAAAATATGCAAAAGATACAAAATTAATTTTACTAACTGCTACACCAATGTATAATGATCATAGAGAAATCATATGGTTATTAAACTTGATGAATTTAAATGATGGTCGATATATGTTGAAAGAAAAAGATATTTTTGATAAAAAAGGAGAACTAATAGTAGATAGTAAAGGGAGAGAAATAGGAAAAGAACTATTAATTCAAAAAAGCACAGGATATTTTAGTTATGTAAAAGGTAATAATCCATTTACATTTCCTTTTCACATTTTACCAGAAACTAGTAGCCGAAGTGAATCATTAAGATTGTTATCAAAAAGTAAAAAATGGTCTTATCCTAATTTACAAATTAATGATTTAAAAATAGATATACCAATACAATATTTAGATTTATTTATCAATAATATTGGTGGAACTATACAAGAAAAGGCATATAAATTACTTATTGAAAAATTAAAAAAAGATAATCCAGTTTTGAAAAAGAAAAATAAAGGTATTCAATATACCATTATAGATGGTCCTTTACAATTATTAAATATGGTGTATCCTAACGATGCTATTGTATCCGACAAAAAAGTTACTAATTCTACAATTGATAAATTATATGGGAGAGATGGTCTATTGCGATTAATGACTCGTAATAAAAATAAGCGAGATTATCAATACAAACCATCTACAGTTGAAAAATTTGGAAGAATATTTTCAGAAAGTAAAATAAAAAATTATAGTAAAAAAATACATAATATTATAACTGAAATAAAAAAATCAAAAGGAATTGTTATGATATATTCACAATTTATTGAGGGTGGTTGTGTTCCTCTAGCATTGGCGTTGGAAGATTTGGGATTAGTTCGTTCTAATGGTAACAACTTGTTTAAAAATCAACCAAAAAATCGTTATAAATTTGTAAATGAAAGGGGAAAGAGTTTTTATGGAAGTTATGCTATGATTACAGGTGATCCAAACATCTCTCCCAATAATAAAAACGAATTAAAAGAGGTTACAAATATTAAAAACAAATATGGTGAGTTTGTTAAGGTTGTTATAATATCCAAAGCCGGTTCAGAGGGATTGGATTTTAAAAATATTAGACAAATTCATTTAATGGAACCTTGGTATAATTTAAACAGAACAAAGCAAACCATTGGTAGAGCAGTTCGAAATTTAAGTCATTGTATGTTACCATTTAAAGAACGAAATGTAGAAATCTTTTTATATGGAACACAATTAGATAATAAAAATGAAAATGAAGCTATTGATTTGTATATGTATAGATTGGCTGAACAAAAAACGATGCAAATAAACAAAATATCTCAGATATTAAAAGAAAATGCCTTGGATTGTGTATTAAATAAAGAACAAATGAATCAATACCAAAAAAATGTGGAAATTGAATTATCAAGTGGATTGACATTGAAAGATTTTGATGTTAGAGCAAAAGATTATAGTTTTGCTTGTCAAATAGGAAAATGTAATTACACTTGTTTATTGGATAAACAACCCGATTTTAATGAAAATGATAAAGATTCATCTACTTATAATGATTATTTTATTATATTAAATTTAGATGTTTTGATTAAGAAAATAAAGTTTATTTTTTCAAACAATTACATTTTACATAAAAAACAATTGTTTATGATGATTAATCAATACAAAAAATATTCAGATGAAGAAATTTACATTGCTTTGGATATTTTAATCAATAACAAAAATGAATTTATAAAAGATCTGTTAGATAGACCAGGTAAACTTGTAAACATTGGTGAATACTACATGTTTCAACCCATGGAATTGTATAATAAACAAATACCTTTATTCAACAGAAAAACACCAGTAGAATATGAAAATGATAAAATTAAAATGAGTATACCAAAGGTAGTTTATAAAAAAAAGAGCAATAACAATATGATATTAGATAATATTGTATCTATTTATGAATTTTTAAATGATGATATTAAAACGATATCAATTCCTAATAAATTAGAAATAAGTAAA